TCCGAGCCCGCTCATCAGGTTGCTCATGCCCTGCTGCCTGGCCCCGTAGATGTTGCCCTGCCGCTGCGCCTCGATGTTGCCGTAGGCGGTGTTTTGACCGATCGCCATGTCGGCCAGCCGGTTGCCCTGATCGATGCCGTAGCCGGCCCGCTGCATACCGTACTGCGCGCCCTGCTGCCCGAGCTGCATCAGCCGGTTGCGGTAATCGGCGACGCGGCCGGCGTAGAGGTCGGCGTTGGTGCGGGCGAGCGCCGCGCGGTTCGCGCCGGAGTCTCCCATGCCGCGCGCGTTGTATTGGCGGAACTGATTGCGGAGCGCCAGAGCTGTTGACGCATCCGATCCCGCCAAGAACGGGTCGCTATCAAATCCCGCCTTGGCCCGGGCGTAGCCCTGCGCCCCGTTGACGCCGATGCTGTCGGCATACTGCCCATAGGCCGCCCTGGCCGGCGCCTCGTATCCACCAAGGATATCGTCTGCGCGCGAGTAGCCTGAACCGATGTCGCCGCGCGCCTGCGTATAGCCGGCCGTGACGGCGTTGCGCTGCGCGTCTGCCGCGGCGTTCGCAGCGTTGACGCCGGATTTGCCGCCAAAGAGATCAGAAAAAAAGCTCATGGAGCTGTCGCCTTCGCGAGACGTTGGAGGAATATCACCCACACTCCCGAACCCCATGGCTCGGAGGCGGCGGGGAGCGAGAGAGACGTATTCGACGCGATCTGCCTCAAGAGGCGGTAGAGCACCGGGTCCATCAGCGCGGCCCTCGCGGGCGTGCCGAGGCGAGCAACTGCTGCCCGGCCGCGACCCAATCCGCCGCCTTGGCCCGGCTTTCCTCGTCGGCGGGGTACAGAGAGCGGTACCGTGGCGGCATCAGTCGTGGAACATCATCCGGCATCGGCATGTCATCCATGGCCGACATCACGTGGTGGTCGTCCCCCCGATAAAGCGAGGGAACGACGCGGTAAGAGCCCATGCCAAGCAAGTGCGCCACGCGAGCACCGAGCCGCCCTCCGGAACGTGCCTCACTATCTAGGAAATTCGAGTAATCGCGATTCGCCATGTACTTCATGCCGGCGTGCGTCATCTCGTGCCCTAGTGTCTCCCCTGGATACGTGGCTATCTCCCGCACGAGCACGCGGTTGCGGCTCGGCTCGTACACTCCCACCGTGCCGGACCCTGCAACATCCCTATCCTTGTACGGCCAGTGCGACTCCTTGACTCGCTGGTAGAACGGCTGCTGAAGGTCCATGCCGACCTGACCGAGCACATTGAATCGCCCCATGCGCAGCGCAAGCGCATAATCTTCCGGCTCCAAGCCGCGCACGTAATCTGCCAGCGGCGCCTCGTGCTTTGTGCCATAGGCGTTCAGGCGTTCGGCCTCCAGCATGCGTGATCGAGGGATTTCACCAACCATTTGGTCTCCGACCCTTGTGAACCGCACGAGGGAATTGACCGGGTAGGTCTGCGGCCCGTAGTCGGCCACGTAGTCCATCAGGGCGTTGCGCTCGGCCATCTCACAACCTCAGCTTCTGCGCCTCTAGCGCCCCGCTCAGAAACCCGCGCGCCACCGCGGCGCTTGCGCTCAGCCGGAACACCGCGCCCTGCTGCTCGACCACGCCCCAACGCCGCTCAGAAATACGTCCGCGGCGCTGCCCGTCCTTGCCGATCTTGCACGCCCGCTCCGCGCCGAACGTAACGCCGGAATCGCGGCTCATGGAGATCGTGACTTCTGGATCTTCCGTCGTGGCGTCGCCAGGCACGAGGCCTACGCCCATCACAACGTCGAGCAACAGGCGGTCGATCTGCAAGCGGTTCGGCGCTACATGCACAATGGGCGTATCGTTGGTGATGACGAGCGGATTACCGACCTCGTCGCACGCATCGCGGTCCAGCTCATAGAGGAGACCTGTCTCAGCATCCCCGGCGATCCGCTTGCCGGCGAACTCGACGACCTCGGAGACACGCCAGCGGCCAGAGCCGTAGGACTGCCGCTCGTGCCAAAGGTCCGTGATGGCGTCGTAGACCCAGGTCCAGTCCGTGCCGCTCAGGGCATAGAAGACATGCCCCGGCTCGGTCCAGCTCGTTCCGCGGATCGCCGCCTGATTCGTTTCGGCCGCGATTGTGCGTTCCACCGGCGGCGTGCTGATGCGCTTACCGCCATAGCCTTCCATCAGCCGCACGCTGCGGTCATGCGCGACCCAGGCCACCGTGCGCTCGACGCGAGCGACCGATGCTGCAGAGAGGCAGCCTATGCTCGCCGCCTGGACGCGGCTGAACGGGAACGTGCCCCCGGTGTCCTGCCACCACTCGGTGGACTCCGCCCCCAGCAGAACAAGCTCTGTTTCACGTGAAAACGCTCGCACGATCGCGTCCGGGTTGCTCTCGGCCTTGGCGAAGTCGAGGGCGTCGATCTGCGTCGCATCGTCCGGTGTCGTCGTGATGTACCAGAGGCCGCCGAACCCAGGCAGGATGAAGTACCCGTCCAGAGACGCAATGCTGGAGGCCGGCGGAAGATCGGCATCGGTGATCTGTGTCAGCGTCGTGCCCTGGCAGACGTAATAAAGCCCGTCGCTCACAATGCCGATCTCAGGCAGAGGCTCGGCGCGGTTGCGCGCCATGGTCACGGCCCCGCTGGTCGGAATACCGCCGATCTGCAGCGCGGCTCCGCCCGGATCGACCCGGAACAGCAGCCGGCCGGCGACCACGTAGAGATAGGAGCCGACCGGAAGCATTGCCCGGATTGGGCCGCCTCCAGTAAGTGTCGCGAACGACCCGAGCCCGGCCGCCGCATAGACGGCCAACTTGACCTTGCCGTCGTCGCCCAGAGGCTCGGCATAGCAGTTGATCTGCCGCGACGTGCTCGCCTGCGGATACCGGCCAGGATTGGACTGCAGGGCGAGAGCGAGCGGGATGGTGGCCATCAGAACGCCGAGAACGGAGTGGATTCGCCGCTCGGCGGCTTGTGGTTGAGGCGGCGCAGACGGCGCAGCAACTGCTCCTCCCGTTCCATCTTCGCAACCGGGTCCATGGGCTCGGTGAACGATCCCTGCACTTCGTTGACCATCAGATCTGACAGCGTGCCGAACACCTCGGCCGGTATCTCTGCAACAGAGCGCGATGTGTTCTCCCACCAGACGAACCCGCGTCGGCGCCACTCGGCCCACTTGCTGTCGTAGGCATCCTCGACAAAGCGTCCATCGGCGGCGGACGGCTCCTCGTTCGCGCCGATGAACCTGTTGTTGCGCAGGACGGAGGTTGCGAGCTGCGCTTTCGTCCTCACGGGATCACTCCGGCTGCGGCGCAGCGGCGAGGCCGGGAAGCATCGGCCGTTTCTTGACGACGACGACGAGCTTTTTCGCAGCGTCGTCGGCCGGCTGGAAGCACGGGTTGTTCGCCAGCTTCTTGGCCGCGTCCTCGTCGGGCACATCGACGGTCTGCCCGCGGGCGAACGCGAGGCCGAACGCCTCGACGCCCGCGTCCGGCCCCATGTACTTGATCTTGGCCATTGCGTCCCCCGTTACGCCGTCGTCGTTGCTGTGAGCGCCGTCGTCGAGAACTCGGGATCGACGAAGTACGTCACGGCCACGTAGAGCGTTCCGGCCGCGCCGGTCGCCGCGACGGCCTGCACGTAGGCGTTGATCAGCGTGTCGGCCGTGTACTTGTAGAGGAATCCCGTCGATGGGACGACCGTGTCCACCTTCAGCGTTCCCGCCTGACCGACCGCGGACGCAGCAATCAGCCTGTTCTGGTCATCCGCGTCACCAATGTCGAAGGCCAGCGTCGGCGTACCGTTGGTGTCCATGTCCGACGCCGCGACCGTCACGCCGACAACCACAGCCCCCTTCGGGAGCCAGAACAGCCCCACGAGGTCATTGGTGTTGTCGATCATCGCCGTGGTCATGGCGACGATCGCTGTGGCCGTGACCAGCTCGCGCGCCGCGCCTTGACCGATGCGCGTGCCGAAAGTCCGGCTCTGATTCGTGTAGTACGTTGCCATTGTTCAGACCTCCGATTAGGCCGCCGCCGAGGCGTAGACCGTGACCATGCCGAGGTCCTTGTTGGTCCCCGATCCGTTGTTCCAGCGCAGCTTCTCCATGCCATGCGCCAGCTCGATGCCCGTCCCGTCCACGAATCCGTAGTCATCCTCGTTTTTCTTGGTCGGGAGCGGCGCTTGCTTGTTCACGTAGCCGAGCGCCTGTGCGCCGCACAGGAAGTTGGCGCCCACGTCGATTGAGGAGTTTCCGGCGCCCACAAGATGCGTCGCGTTGTTCGTCGCCGAGTTCGACTGACGGTCCATGTAGAACTCGGGAATCTCGCGGATGATCACGCCGTCATAGATCAGGTCTCCGTCCTGGAACAGCGGGTTGCTGTCCATGCCGGACCCCTCACGAGCGCGAGCGTCGCGGTTGGCGTTGACCATCGCGGTAGAGGTCTTCAGGTCGCGGAAACAGATCGGGTGGCAGAACAGAACGAAATATTCGCGCCCCTGCGTTCCGGTCTTGAACGGACGGATGTGCGGCCGCGCCGTCTTGGCCATGAACTTCGCCAGCGTCACCATGTCGGTGGAGAGCTTGTCGTTGGTCGAGTCCACGTTGCCTAGGCCGGTCGCGTGCGTGGCAGAGTAGTTCGAGGTCGCAGCCCCGAACAGAACGCGGTCCACGTTGTTGGTCGCCCACGTGTTGCGAGTGCCGGCCGATGCGCTCTCGAACGCCGTGCCGTCGCTCATCTTGTGGAAGCAGGAAATGAGCTGGTACTTGATAAGCTCGGATGACCACTCCTTGAGCAGCGGGCGGACGGCCTCGAGCATGTCCACAGCCGACTTCTTTTTCTCCTTTTTGGAGATCTGAACCGCGTTGCGGTAAAACTCCCAGGAAATGTCCTGATAGTACTGGTCGAGCTGTTCCTCGGCCCCGCCGAGCGGCGAGTTGCCGGAGACGCCGGAGCCCTTGAGGCGCGCAACGAGCGGGACGCGGATGGTGTACCCGTCCGTCTTCAGATCGTTGACGACGTGGATGATGTCGGTGGGGCTGTCGCCCATGTAGGGGGCGAATCCCGAATCACGCACATACTCGCGCCAGAACGAGCGCTGCCATTTGGTCAGGTCCAAGCCTGACAGGACGGTTGTGCTAGCCATCGTTGGTTTCCGTGATCAGTGGTTGTGACACGGAATCTGCGCCCTACGCGGAACGGCGATTTCGGCCTGAGCCGAAGATATCGCGGGCAACAGACTCCTCCGTGATGTGTGCGCCCTGGTCTCCAGTCGGCGTGGCATCGGCAAGGGAGCCGGGGAACCTCGGCGCCGACTGCTGTGTAGCCTTGCCGGCCTTCAGCTCCGCCAGAACCTGTTCCCTGATCTGCTTCTCGAGCCTCGTCTTGTACGCGGACGGGTCGGTTCCGACCTCGTGCATGAAGCTCGCCTGCTTGTGCCATTTGATGAGCTCGCCATACGGGTCCACCGTCCTGAGACAGTGCATCCGCACTTGCGGCGGGGCTGCTTTCAACGCCGCGTCAACGGCATCGTCGCCGAACTTGTCGCGCGCGCGGAGCTCGCTGAAGTTCGCCCGCTCGTTGACGAGCTGCTGTTGCAGGATCGTCTCCTGATAGGCCGCGAAGCCTTCTGGATCTACGAACGGGTCAGGACGCTGCGGTTGCTGTTGCTGCGGCTGGGACTGGGGCGCCTGGCGCGCTTGGCGAAGCTGGTCCTCGTACCATTTGACACGGTTCTCAGCTTCCTCGCGCGCCGCTTCTGCCGCCTTGCGCTTGTCGCGCTCGGACAGCAGCTCGGGCAACGGCACATGGCGATTGCGGGCAGGGTCCTCCTTGGATTCCGGCGAGGCTGTAGGCGGCTGCTCAGCCTGCACCGGAGGTGCGGACTGTTGCGGCTGCTCCTGCTGCTCGGGCTCCTTGGCGGCGAACTTGCCGTCCGGTGTGCGCGGCTGGCCAGGCGATGCCTCCGGGGCTGCGGTCTCGGCCCCGCTATCGCGGCGGAATACGTCGGAAAACGTGTCGGCGTCTGCCGACCCTGCTGTGGTCGTCACGGTGCTGCTCCGCTTTGTCGTAGCTGGTCACGGAACACGAGGTGTCGCCCTCGTGCGGCGATATCCCGGACTGACGCGCCGGGAGACGAAACGCCGGTTGAGCCGGCGAGGCTACGCGGCAGGCCTACTCTCTCACATAGTCACTGAACGGATGCTTCGGGTCGATGTCGCCATCGGCACCGATGACCTTGGCTTTGGGCGGCTTGTCGCCAAGCTCCTTGAATTGCAGCCGCCGGCCCTGGATATCCTTCAGGCTGCGGCCGGTGATGTTGGCGAACATGCGGTCGGCTTCCTCGCGCGCCTCGGCGCCTTTGAGCCCCTGCGAGACCGCGAGCCGCAGGCACTCCAGCATCAGGCTCTCATGGTCGATCGGCATCGCGTCCTCACGCCATCGGGTTGACGGGCAGAGCACCGGCCTGCGCCATCTGCTCGGGCATTTGCACCGGTGGAGGCACAACGCCCGGAGGTGGCATTCCGGGCGGCATCGCCGGCATCGGCGGCCCACCTTGTGGCGGCTGACCCGCGCCCATCGCCTCGTCACCGTCTGGCTCGCCCTGAGCCGGGCCGCCGATGGTTTCGGCAGTCTCCTCAAGCAGCGGCTCGCCGTAGTGCAGCGGGAACATCGACAGCGCCTGCAAGCCAGTCATGAGCCCTTCGGCCGGGTGCGCCGGAGGAGCGCCAATCGGGTTTCCGAACTCATCGGTCTGCTGTTGCTGCGGCTGCATCGCCGTCGTCAGCTTCGCCAGCGTGTCAGCCCGCTTGTTCTCGATCGCCGCGCGCTTCTCGTCGATGGTGATGGCCTGCAGCATCTCCTCCAGATGCGCCATGCGCTTCTGCATCTCCGCGACCTCCGGTGACGGCGCGTTGGCCTGGTCGAGCATCTTCAGCAGGCGTTCCTTGTTCGGCGCGTTGGACAGCTCGATCAACACCTTGCCGAGCGGGCCAACCGCCGCGTCGCCGATGCTCGACAGCGTCTGCATCAGCTCCTCATTCATGGTGATGGTGTCGGGGCCCTCGTTGAGGATGATGTCCATATCCATCTCGGCGACGACGTTCTGCGCCGTGATCGTGCCATCTGGCAGCTGGCCGTACTGGTTGATCCCGACGAACTGAACGGAGCGGTCATCGTCCGTGATCCTGATCCATCGCTCGGCGGTCCATGCCTGCCTGCACCGCTGCCACAATTTGCGATAGACGCGCAGCTTCCAGTCGCGGTGGCGCTCGAACACGGGCGACAGCTCGGTCATCCCGCTGTCGCGCTGCGCAAGCAGCGCACGCCCCGAGGCGCCATCGACGCCCTCGCCGTGCCCGACCAGTCCGGGGTTGGGCCCGAGGTTCTCGATCTCTTGCACCGCGAGGTTGTAGCGCTCGCCCTCGCCCTGTATTTTCAGGGCCTGATCTACGATGCCGACGCTCTTGCCCCACTCGCCCTTCATGATGCGGATCTTGCCGTCGGGCCTGGCGAGCTGGCGGCCGAGTTCGTCCACGTCCTCAATCGAGCCTTCCTCGTAAAAGAACCGATCCGTAGCGATGCGGTGCAAAAGCTTCGACGCGCTGTAGTTGATCTCGTCTTGCACGGACTTCATCGTCCGCACCATGCCATAGCGGTCGCCGCGCTCGTCCACGTAGGGCGACCATGCCTCGTAGGGGCAATCCGGCACGCCGTTCTCGCCAGTGTACGGGCTCCAGCCTTCCTCGAGCACAAGCTCGCCGGTAAAATACGTGTAGTACCAGCCGAATCCCGGCTTCCCCATCTCGTTGAGGCTGCGCAGCTCCCAGAACTCTACGATGCGCACGCGGCGGTTCTCGAAGTCCGCCCACTGGATGGCGCGGTCCTGCTCGGAAATGAACCCCGTCATCTGGACGTTGTTGGCGTCGAGCATGCCGGCGAGGCGGTCGCGATGGTCGGGCCAGCGCTCTTTTGCCTCGTCTACGTCGAACCAGAGATGCAGGCCGAGGTAGCGCGCGTCCGAGAAATCCGGCAGCACCGCGCGCGGATCGTAGAAGAACCGATCCACCGGGACCGTCTTGAGCCGCGGGTCCTGGTCGGCGATGCCGATGAAGATGGCGCCGATTCCGGACACAAGCCCGTCGTGCATGCAGTCGCTCGAGACCTTCTCCCAGCGAGAGAGGTCGCAGGCAAACCGAAGTCCGGCCGTTGCCACGTCGGCATCCTGCTCGTGCTTCGGCGTGCGCGGGTAGGCCTTCGGATCTCGGCGGAGCCGCTGCTCGACACCAACTAGGAAATCGACCTTGCGCTTGATGCGATTGCGCACTGTCGGCTGCTGTCCGCGCTTGCGCAGTCGCTCGATCTCGACATCGGTCCACTGCTTGTCGTGGTAATACTGCCGGGCCGATCGGCTCTCCTCCATCTCGCGGCGCTTGTTGGTCTCGTAGGCGCGGAACCAGCGATGCCGGCGCACGAGGTCGCCCGCCTTGTCCTGCTGCTCTGGCCGAGCATCGCCGGTGACGGCGTTCGGGACGACGGTCAGGCTCATATCCGCCAGCTATCCTCGGATGCCGACGACCGCCCAATGGCGCGGTAGTCGGTCGCTTTAGTCTGCTCTTTGGTCTTAGGCTTCGCGGCCGGTATCAGATCGTCCAGCATGCGTCCTATCAACCCGAACGCGTCCACCATGTCGTCGTGCTTTCCGGCCGGGAAGGTCAGCAGCTCGGTCGTGAAGTCGGACAGCCACGGCGCCTTGGCCGGGAAATACACCTTGCCCATCGCCGTGCGGGCCTGGATCGAGCGTGATCGCGTCGGCTTGTCCGCAGCGCTGGCGACCTGCTCCCGCCTAGCGTAGACCTTTTCCTCGCGCATGCGCTTGTCGAGAAACGGCCCTATCGACTTGATGATTTGCCCCTGCTCCTCGACCCACATCAGCGGCTTGTGCTTGCGGGCGAGGTCGAGCCAGGACTGCACCCACACGTCGCTCGAGGTCTGCCCGCGCCAGAGGTCGAGCACGTAAATGTTGTCGTCCGCATCGACGCCAGCCACGAGGTGGACGGTGTAGTCGCCGTCCCCATCCGTCACTGCGTAGTCGCTGGCACCGTAGATGCGCAGTTGCTTGGGCGGCTCGGTGTAGTAGCGAAACCAGTCCCGCTTGTAGTAGGCGCCTTCCTCCGGGGCCGGGCGCTGCTGATAGAGCGCAGCCCAATGCCGGGGCAGCGTGACGCGCTTGATGCGCTCGAGATATTCGAGCGGGTAGCGATCCGGCCACAGCGCGTCACCTCTGGATGAGATGGCCGGCAATTCCAAGATGTCCCAACGGTCGCCGCCCTTGCCCATCTCGGCAATCAGCCGTCCGGTCAGGTCGTCCTCATGCCAGCGCGTCTGGATGACGATGACGCGCCCACCAGGGCTCAACCGCGTGTAGGCAACCGACGAATACCAAGACCATATGCGTTCGCGGCGCAACTCGCTATCGGCTTCCTCATCATCCTTGATCGGGTCGTCGATCAGCAGCACGTCGGCGCCGCGCCCCGTGAGCGATGTTCCGATTCCGACCGCGCGAAAGCTGCCGCCGGCATTGGTATTCCAGCGATCCGCCGCGCGGCTGTCCTCCTTAAGGGCAACACCCGGAAACAGAGCTTGGTACTCGCTCGACTTGACGATGTCGCGCACCTCATAGCCGAACTCGCGGGCCTTGTCGGCGTTGTAGCTCGCAACCACAATCTCGATCTCGGGCTTGACGCCGAGCAGGTAGGCCGGGAACCGCCGCGAGGCCAGCTCGGACTTGCCGTGCCGCGGCGGCATGTTGACCATCAGTCGATCGACAGTGCCGTCAACGACGCCATGCAGTTTCTCCGCGATCAGCGTATGATGCGCGGCAGCCGCGTATTTCGGCAGGGTGAACTCAGTGAACCGGATCAGATCTTTGCGGGCCGCGCGTCGGCGCAACAGCTCCTTGGCCGCGTCCTGTGGCGATAGCTGCAAGCTCTGCATCACTCATCTCGGACGTTTCACGAATGGTGCGAATGGTGCCGTCGATCTGGCTTAGGTCTGGCACGGTCTTACGCAACAGTATCTCAATCGCCTTGATCTGCGTTGGCTCCAGCTTGACGACCTCGCCGTTTTGCGGGCACTTCTCGCTAAGTGCATGTGCCTGCAACCTATTCAGCAGCATACTAGTCTTGATGCGGTCTCTAACGTCGTGAGACCAACCGCCGACCCCGACCCCCTTCCGTGTCCGCGCTGCCATCAGGCATAATCCCTGTACTTCTGCTCATCGGTGTAGCGGTTCGTCCGCCTGATCTTGACGACCTGACGGAGGATGTCGCCCTCAGATGAGGTGATGAGCAGGACGGCCCTGCCCCAGTTGAACGATACGGCTGCGCTGATCGTCAAATCGACGTTAGGAGACGCGGTGTCGAGCGTCACGGTGCAGTTCTCGGCGGTGACGGAGGCCGAGGATATCGTTTCCCCGTCCTCCAGCCAGTCGGCGAGGTTGACGCGCAGTCCTGTGCTGGCGTCCTGATCGAGAAGGATCAACGGCTCGCCGGTATCGTCCTTGCGGACGTGGCGAAAGACCGTTGGCCCTTCTGGGGATATGCCGAGGTAGTGCTTCACGCCTTGGCGAGCTCAGATCTGAAGTTCGCGAGGAACTTGTCGCCGTGGTGGATCTCCTTGGTGATCTCGACCCGCTCCACGCCCTTGCCATCCCAGGCGTTCCGGACGGTGGCCAGCGCCGTGCGCCAGCGCAGCCACGGCCGGCGCGGCTCGTTCTGGCGGGCCTCGAAGACGGTCATGATGGCGGCGAGAGAGACGAACAGGCTGATGACGCCGATCTTGAGCCAGGACTGCACGTCCTCTGCCGTCTCGGCGTCGAGCTTGGCATACTTGATGTAAACGCGGAGGTCGGCGCGCTGCGTGCTGGTTGTGACCTTGGTTGAGGACGCCTTGGCCTCGGCCTCCGCGAGTTTCGTGCGCGCATCGATAAGCTGGGCTTCGGCCTTCTCCACCTTGCCCTGCCATTTCTCGCGCTCGGTGAGGTCGGCGAGCGCGGCCTTGGCCTGCGTGTGCGCGGTCGATCCGTCCTTGGCGGCGTCCATGAGGGCGCGGGCGGCATCGGCGCTCATCACCGGCTTGCCCTTGATCTTGGGAAGCTCTTGCCACGTCATGGCCTTGAGCTGGGCGAGGCTGGACTCCTCCGCCTTGACGCGGGCGCGCGCGGCCGTGAGGGCCTGCCGGCCGTCGTCGTAGGTCTCATACGCAGCTTTCTGTGCGCTGGCCTTCGCGTTCTCGCCCTCCGCGGCGACGCCGAGCCAGTTGTTGGCCGAGTACAGGAACGCCCCGGCCCAGATTATGCCCCAGCCGAGCAACCCGCCGACGCTGCGGTCGATCCAGTGGTTTGCCGCCTTTTTGGCGGCGATGTACTCGAACGTCAGCGCGGCCATGCCGATGCACAGCGCGAAGATAATCTGCTCGTAGCCGGTGAGCGGGCCTCCGGACTTGACCCATATGGCGATAACGGCGGCGGCGAGGCTGAGGCGGATCGCCCACTTGAGCGGATTGGAGAAGCTTCCGCCGAGTGCGGCAAGCGCATGCTTGATGGTCATGGTGTCCTCCGGGACGGGCGAGGACGCGTTACTTGGATGCGAGCGCCGTTGCGCACGTGACTGCGGACCAGTCGAGGATCGAGCCCGACAGCGGGATCTGTACGCCGAGAACTTTCAGGGTGACGATCGTTGCGCCAACAACTGATACGAGCACGGCAATCTGCTTAAGGGTGGCGATGATGTTGTTCAGGTTCAGATTCATTCGTTCGATGCCTTTTCAGTGGCTTTGGCCTCGCGGATCAAGGCGCGCAACCATCGTATGAAATCGACGCCATCAATCAGGGCCAGCGTCACAGCCCAAAGGACAGCGGCGCCTCCTGCTATGAGGATGGCAATGAGGATCGCAGCCTTGAGGCCGGTGATCATGGGGTGGTTCGGGCGTTTTTCCGGCTTGCATGAGCACCACTGTGCTCTTGGCTGACGGAGCTGCTCTGGTCGAAACGACCCGCCGACTGATCCCGCCACGCATTATGCCGCCTGTGGCGTTGATGGCATGATTTGGCCATCTTTGGCAAGAGACCCGCCAATATCACGCTGCCTCCTTCATAACCTCGAGATGCCGCCCGTCGAATTCGAGCTCCACACCCATGAGCACGATGCCGAGCTTGGCGAGCTGCCGCTTGTTGGCCACGGTGAACGCCGTGACCGTGTGCACGGTGTCTGCCCAGAGCCCGTCTGTGACCCGCACGACCGCCCCCTTGCTCAGGCGCTTGGCCCGCTCAAACTCGACCCTGCACCCGGAGAGCGCGGCCATGCGATCCATCTCGGCCTCGGTGAACGGACGGGCTTTGCCGGCGATGCCGAACGGGCAACCGATGAGCGCGATCTGGTGGATGCGCTGCCACCAGTCGGCGGTGCCGTCGTGGGCGGCCCAGATCATGCCGTGGACGATCGGGACGCGTTTCTCGACGGTCTTGTGGCGAGCGTGGCGGTTCTGCCGGCGTTCGTGGATCTGGTGAGGCCAGAACGCCGCGAACCCTCGCTTGCGGAGGATCTCGTCGGCGGCGGCCTCGCGCTGCGGCGGAACGCGAAAGGCGAAGTAGCTCATGATTATGATGGTCCTCGTCTCGTTGGGTGGGCGGGGACGCGGAACCTAGCCTCGGTTACTGCTGCTCGATGAAGTGCTTGGTGAAGTAGTCGGACGGCGGCATCTGCTTGCTCTCAGGCCACGGGTGCGGGCGAGAGGGGGCGGGGACGCGGTAGACGGGAAATGCCTCTGATGTTCCATCCGGCATCGTCCTCGTCGTCAGGCGATGGTAGTTGTTGAATAACCACCGCTCCAATTTGACGCACTTCTGCTGCCAGTCCGGTGCCTCTGACGGGTTGGTGTAGACGGGGAGGGTCATGATCAGAACTCCACCGTCATGGTGATCCTGTCTCCAGACTCGATGCGGATCAGTTCATCATCCGCATCAACCTCGGCGGCCTCCGCCGGATCAAGCGTCTCGCTCCTCTGCGTGTTGAACATGTACGCGATGGGGAGCCCGCGGCCATTGCGATGCAGGGTCATCGTCACGTCGCACGTAGTGCCGTCGGATCGCGTGACCGTCACGGGTGCTGACGCTGCCCCGCAGTCGCACTTCCCTACCGGGAGCGCCGGGCCATTGTGCCTGGCACAGTCTGAGGCGTGAATGCGCCGCATCGCATTGTCCGTGCTCATGCCGCGATCCTCCGCGCGACCTTGACATTCTTCGACTTGCGCTGCGCGATCCTGGCGGAGACCGAGGCCTTGCGGCCGGCGGTCTTCTTCAGCTTTCCGTCCTTGGTGGGCTTCACGCCCTTCACTGGAATGCCGGTCTTCTTCATGGGTAGGTCCTTTCGTTGAGATTGAGCAGTGCGAGCTGCTCCCCGTTATCCGGGCAGGCGTTGATGCGCATGCACCGGGCGAAGCGGATCGGGACGGGAAGCTCGACCGTGACGGATTCCCCGTCCTCCGTCGTCGCCGGCAGGCCGACGTTGAGGGCGACGTGCTGGCCGGCTGCAACACGCACTTCGATCTGTCCGCAGAGAAACGAGTTCGCCGGCACCACGGCCGCAGGAGCGCCGCCGTGGAACATCAGGAAGAGCGCGAAGAAGTGATCCATGGTCAGACCTCAGTTGAGCGAGAAGACGAGGCCGGCGCGGATCGTGGTCTCGCCGCTGTCGAGCCTGATCGCAGGGGCCGCGCCGAGCTGCCAGTCCGTGCCAGCCATGCTGAACGTCCGCGTCGCCTCGAAGCGGGCCGCGATCGTCTGCGTGATCTGGAAGTCCACGCCCCCGCCCGCGAGCACGCCGAGCGCGAGGTGGTCGTCCTTCAGCCCTGCGATCTCCATTTTGGACTTAGACCAGCTCGGACCGGCGGTGGCGTAGATCAGCGCCGGTCCTGCGGCATAGCCGAGACGGGCCTTGACGTTCAGGGTGTAGTCGGAGGACGCCTCCAGCGTGAAGCCGGCGGCCGTCTGCGATCCTTTAACGTTGGACCACACCGCCTCGATCTCGCCGCCGATGACGAGGCCGTTGCCGAGTGCGAACGTCGTGCCGACGATGCCGGAAACCGGGATGCCGTTGGTCGTCAGGTCTCCGGTGCTGTTGGTGAGGTATCCGGTGGCGACGCCGGCCGTCACTCCGGCGTAGGGGCCGGCCTTGTAGTCGGCGGCCTTCACCGGCGAGAGCAGGATCAGACCGAGAGCCGCGATGATCGCGGGGAGTACCTTGCGCATGATCGAATGTCCTTGTGGTTGGTACGCTCACGCGAAGGCGAAGATGTCGTTTTTCCTGGCCATGTCCGGTCGGTACTGACTCAGCCCAGCGGCCATTTGCGCATCCGTCCTGACGATCGCGCGCACCACAGCCCACACCACCGGGATCACGAGCGCGTCCCCGAGCGCCGAGCGCCAGCGCGCGAGCTCGGCTTTGACGGCGCGCTCGGATAGGCCGTGTCCGCGTAGTCGCTCGGCCAGGCCATGAGCCACAGATAGATAGCCAGCAAGGCCGTCGCCTCGGTGATCCCAAGGGCACAGAGCTGCTCGTTGAGCGGGCGTGAGTTTCGCGAAAGGGTCGCATCCGACGCCTTGCCACTTCGCCAGTCGCGGGCGGTCGGAGTGGCAAGGCGTCGGCCCAGAACCGTTGCCAGCTTGCGGCCCGTCCTGCCGTCCGGCTCGATCCCGCCGTTGCTGACAGTACACGTCGGCAGCTTCTCCGCAGCGCTCGCCAGCAGCGCCATCAACTCGCGGGCGCCCGCCCACTTCTGCATGCTTGGAGCGTGCAGGTTGTCCGTTGCGGTCGGCGTCAGCAGTCTCCCCAGCATGCTCAGGTCCGGCTTTCTCGTGCCGAGACGCTGCTGCTTGCTGCCGCGCGGTTCCGACGCAAGCGTAGTACCGATCAGCCGGCGCAGGCTCGGCCGCTCCGGTCCATCGCGGCCAGCCGCGCCACCCCTGTTGGAGCCATAGTCCTGCGCGCTCGGCGTCGGCACCTTCAATGGCGTCCCGCCTGCAGCCAAGAACAAAGGAGCGTCCTCTCTCGTGCGGGGCGCCGGCATCCTCAGCTTCCACCACGCAAGGCCAGAGGGCGTACCCGGCCTCGTCCATGAGTGTGAGCACCCGGTCAGCTCCGCGAGTGCGGAGCCGAGGTGAGTTCTCAAATCCGATCCAACGAGCGCCGGTCTCCCGTGCAAGTCGGATGGCCTCGAGGTAGTAGCGGGACGCCTCACCGTCGATGCCTTTGCCGGCGACGTTGGCCGCGCTGACGTCGGTGCAGGGCGGGCTGGCGAGCAGCAGGTCGATAGGTCCGCGCTCACGAACGAGTTTCTGTCCATCGATCTCCGCCACGTCCCGCAAGAGGTGCGCGCCGGGCCAGCGCTCCATATACCTCGCCCGCTTCCACTCGTCCCACTCGGCCGCCCACACCACATCGACGCCGTTCGCCTCGCACGCGATCTCCCAGCCGCCGATGCCGGCGAACAGAATGGCGGCGCGCAGAGGCGCAGGGTCGGGGAGGCGGCTCATGCGTCGTCTCCATGTGCGACCGCTGCGAGCTGGTCGCGGCGATAGAGGAACGTCTCTCCGAGAGAGCGCAGCGCGGCGTTCAGCGATGGCAGGCCTTCTCCGCGGCAGATCTGGCCGTAGGCTTCCTCGAACAGCCGCGCCTCGCGCTTCAGGCGAGCGACGCCGCTTGCGTCCGGCAGCGAGCGAGCCCGGCGGCCGTAGTCGTGCAGCTGGGTGATCCAGCCCTCTCGCGCGGCCTCGCGGCCCATCGGCGAGCGGATCAGGCGATCCGCTGCGGCGAACGCTTCCGGCGACCATGCCGGGTCGCCATGGCTCGGCGCGCGGTGCCGCTCGGCCTTGGCCGCGTGCTCCTCGCCGACGCGCTCGGCGTGCTTGCGGATCAGCGCGACGGGCGGCCACGTCTGCCGGCGGCTCGGCATGAAATCAGCGACGGTGCGATCCCATGCCTCGCGCAACACGGCGGCGTCGAATTTCTCGAACTGGCGCACGTAGGTGGCGATCACGAGATCGGCGTCATCTGTGCCGTACTCACCGAACATGCGAACCATCGGCTCGATGACGATCGAGTGCACGTCATGCTCGGCCATTGGCGGCCTCCCTGGCGAGCGACTCGGCAGCCATGCGGCGGCTCGTCTCAATCAGCTTGCGCTTGCGGGCGGCCGATGCGTCCTCGGTAGCGAACACGCTGGAGCGCTTCGGCTCGGCGAGGCCGAGCCCCTTCGCCGTCCGCGACCAGAGCGGCAGCGGGTTCGGGACCAACTCGCCCTTGGCCATCTTCGCCGTGACGATCGTCCAGGCCTGCGCCGTGCGGCTCGCCCCGAACGCCGACACGGTGCCGGTGAGCCAGTTCACGGCATCGGCGCGCCTGGCGATCGGACCCATGAACCGCTGCACGTCGGCGATCATCGCCTCTGTCGATCCGTTCAGAGCCAATTTGAGGTCCTGCCAGCCTGCCGGCTGCTCGGGCGGCGTTTCATCGGCGCAGGAAGGCTGAATCTGTTTCTGCTCTGAGTCTGTTTCTGACTCTTTTCTCCTCTCCTCTTCTCTTATCTTGGCGTTCGCTTGCGTTCGCTTGCGTTCGCGCCATTCCTTAGCGCGTTCAGCGGAGCCGTCTTCACGCTTTGGCTGGCGCTTCTCCCACCCAGT